CATAGTATAATTTTTTAAATTCATTACCGCCCTTGTCTAACGAGTTACTTGTTGAACCCATCATACATTTACCAATAACCCTACTACCTAATCTTAATGTTGTCTTCGTGACACGCCAGTTGTTGAGGATGTTGTTCGGCCGCTCCCACTTCCCCGACTCATCATGGACGAGGAGTTTAAGTTTCTCTCCATCGTAGGAGTTGTCACCTGTATTCTTCCAGTCGATGGTAGTGTCCAGTCCTGTGAGCTCCTCGGGCCTTTCACTCGTACTCGTGATTTTACGTCTAGTAAGTCTGGATGCGGGTACACGATAGGCCAGTTCGGTTTTTGGTCGATCCATACCATCTTGTATCGGTTTGAAAAAGAACGGATAGTTAACGGATATTGGAACGACTTTATCAGTAAACATCTTTTTTGCATCAGGCCCAGACTTGGATAATATTCCAAACCTAGCATCGCTTGATATGGTTGCCATATTAACAGTTTCCCCTGATGCCATAAAGGAGAACCCAGATCTTCTATTTTTAAGATAGCACATTCCGTAACATCTGGTATCCGCTTTGCAAGCTTCCCAGAAAATGTAGAATAATCTGTTTGCTTCCCTAAAGTCTGGGTTGCCAACGTCAATCTTACTCCACTGCAAGTACATATAGTGAGTGCCAGTAATATAAGTAGGCTTATCTTTGTTATAGAACCAAAAGCCTTCTTCACGTTTTTTAAATTCATCATCAATATAATCTTCGTATTTATCTTTAAAACTTGTTGGATATTCTCTCCAATCAAATATCGTGTTTATTCTTTTTAGCTGATCTGGTATAGGTGTTACTTCCCACTTATTGTTTTTAAACTTGTGTATTTGTTTAGGTTGTTTAGGTAAAGCTATTTTTAAATTTTGTATCTCATATATCTCACCTATCATACCTGTTTTAGATATAACTACAACATCATGTTCTTTGTTATATCCATATTTCCACTTCTTAGACTTGTTTAAACGTTTGATCGTATTAATTTTAATAGGATCTATTACTTCATATAATCCCATTATCTTGATCTTCTTTCAGCAAAACCTGTAAATGATTTAGGTTTGTCTTGTTTAGGTTTGTCTTCTAGTATAGCTTTTTCCTCTTCAATACGATTTAATATTTCAAACGCATCGAATATAGCTAGCTTTTTTGTTGCTGCCGCGTTTTTTAATCTATCAGCTGAAACATCATCATCACTATCAACTATCTTTTCTTTAGCTACTTTTATTAATTCATCAACAGCTTTGTAGCCAGCTTCTATTATGTTTACTTTTTTCTTCTTCGGATCCATATTCAATTGTAATAAAATGTTCTAAAACTCTATATAATTTCTCGTTGTCTATAGTAAACTCATACTCACTGCTAGGTCTAAAACCTACTAACTTACCTTGATGCTTACCGTATTTGACTACACCCATTAACTCTTTGTCAATAGGTTTAACAAAACAATAACCATCAATAGCTTTCCACTCTTTGTCTCGTTTATAAGCATATATCTGATCTACATTTACTTTATATAAATCATCATTTATCCAATTAGTACTGTTACGTTCTTTACCTCTAGCATCGTGCCACCTTCTAAAAACGTTATGATGTATTATAAGTGTATCACCAACTTTTATTTTTGTTTTAAAGTTGCTTGGTAAACCTACAACAACAGCTTCTCTGCTTATATACTCGTGACTAAATATTTCACTATTTAATATAAGTTCTTTATCTTTTATTTTTACAGTATTATTATATCGCTTCGCTTTAGGTTTTACTAAAAAATAAAACGTTCCTTTCATTAATACTCTAAATTATATTCAACAGATATAGCCATGTTCTTATTAAAATCTTTCCATGGTATAACGTCGTTATTCTTTTCAATGAATACACTAAACTTGTCTTGAGACTCTACTATATCGCAGATGATATGACCTCCGTAAACCTCTTGGCCTACGGAGTAGTGCATAGCATCATTTTTATAATCTCTTCCTATACTAATTTTTCTTATTAGCTTTGCCATCTTCTATAGGTTTTATGGCTCCGTCATTTATATTAACATTGACTTTGCCGTATTTTTTTTGTAATGTTTCATTAAAACCTTGAAGTTCTGCTCTACATTTAAAAGCGTAGTTTGCAGCTTCTAGTTTTTGCATCTCTATATTACCTAATTGTAATTGAGATTGATTAATAGCTTGGACAATGCCTTGCATTTCCTTTAGCTCTTTATCAGTAATTTTTGTTGCTTTATTTTTAGCCATAATTTTAAAATTTAATTAGATTTTCTTTTTTTATATATCACTCAATTGTCACACTTTTTACTTTTTGTTTGGTGGATTATCAATAAACCAGTTCTTATAACACTCACGTTTTGTTAATATATATTCTAAGTAAGCGTCTATTTTAAACTTCCAGTCTTTATCTACAGCTGGATTTATAATACCTGATTTAGGATTAGAAAATGTTTTATTGATATATTTTTTACCATGTAGTTGATGATAAAACAAATGATTATTAATACAATAAAACGATCCTCTTTGTATATTATTCCAAACGTCTATTGGTTGCGTATACTTACCTAATACTACAGCGTATGCACAACTTTCACTAATATGTGTTGTGTATACGTTTTGAGCTTTTTGTAAATAATAATACATATTACAGTCTCTAGGTAATATACACTCTTCACCAAAAAAGTCTTTTAACTCACCTATAATTTGATGAGTTGTTATAGGGTGTGGTTTAAAATAAACATCATCACCATGTTGTTTTTTAATAAACTTTAATTTATTTAAACATACATTTTCCCTAACTTTATTTGATCCCGGTAGTACAACTATATTGTTTTTAAAATCGTATGACTTACTAACATCTCTTCTGTCAGTGTATTTATTACTATCATTTTTTACAACTTTATTAATTAAATAACTTGCATAATCTACTTCTGGAAAGTTAGGTTGCTTTTGATCATACCAAGCATCTACTAACTGTTCGTTTCTTAGTTTATAATTTAAAGGTTGTAAATAAAAACTACCCGCATATTCTGTATATGCTAATGTTCTAAAGTATGGCATCTCTTCAGCCATAACATCGTAGCTAGACTCAATGCCATATTCGCTACATCTTCTCTTTAAATAACCTTCAACTTGTTCTAGGTCATAAAGGCTTTTTGATTTTTTTAAAGGACCTATACGTTTGTCTAGTTCCTTTTTATTAAACATTTCCATAAAATTAAATTTAATTATTGATATTATACTAGTTACACGTTTCTACACTTTTCTACCTACCGTCGTCAAATGGCTTCTCACCAAGCTGTCCAAATTTGTCTGTAGCAAAAATGTTATTACCTGAACTATCACCATACCAACCAGTAGTTGTAGAATAACCAGTACTAAACGTAGTAGTTGTTGTAAAAGTAGTTGTAGTATTAAACGTAGTCGTGGTGTTAAACGTAGTTACTGTTGATGTACTAGTATTAAACGTAGTTACTGTAGAAGTATTAAACGTTGTTGTCGTTGCAGTACTTGTATTAAAAGTAGTCGTAGTAGCAGTACTAGTATTAAATGTTGTATTAGTAATCGTACTTGTATTAAATGCAGTAACAGTAGATGTACTTGTGTTAAACACTGTTGTGGTATTTACATTTGTACTAAAAGTAGTAGTCGTAGAGAAGTTTGTACTAAACGTAGTTGTTGTGGCTACATTAGTGCTAAAAGTAGTAGTAGTCGATCTAGTTGTACTCCTGCTAGTTGCAAACGTAGTAGTTGTTGATGTTGACGTATTAAAGTTAGTAACAGTTATAGTACTAGTATTAAAAACAGTGGTTGTATTTCTAGTAGTTGCTGTTGTTGTATTAAACACCGTTGTTGTTGCTGTGCTAGTATTAAACACAGTTGTTGTTTGTGTATTAAATACTGTTGATGTAGATCTAGTAGTAGTAGTACTAGTATTAAACGTCGTGGTATAAATTGTAGTAGTCTCTCTGTTAGTTGGTATAGATTCAAAACCATCATCTGTAAGTCTACTTGTGCTAACCGTAGTTGTTGTTGTAAACGAGGTTGTAGTAGTAAATACAGTTATAGTTGTATATACAGTGCTTGTACTTCTACTTGTACTAAACGTTGTAGTTGTATTTCTATTAGTGCTTACTGTTGTTGTTCTAGTAGTCGCTGTCGTTCTACTTGTATTAAATGTTGTTACTGTTGAAGTACTTGTGTTATATACTGTATTAGTAGTATATGTAGTAGTAGTACTCCTGCTTTCTATAGTATTTCTTGAAGTAGCAAAAGTTGTTGTTGTATTTTTATTAGTACTTATAGTAGTTGTCCTACTTGTAGATGTAGACTTGCTAGTATTAAATGTAGTAACGGTAGCAGTACTAGTATTAAAAGTAGTTGACGTAGTATAAACAGTTGTAGTATTTCTACTCTCAGTAGTATTTCTATTTGTAGAAAAAGTAGTAGTAGTAGATTTATTAGTTGTTCTACTGGTATTAAAGGTAGTAGTAGTACTTTTACTTGTTGAAAAAGTTGTAGTTGTACTTCTTGACGTAGCAAATGTAGTGGTGTAAGTAGTTACAGTTGCTGTACTTGTATTAAATGTAGTAGAAGTTGTATATACAGTATTTGTAGTATAAACTGTACTTGTGTTTCTACTTGTACTAATAGTTGTTGTTCTACTTGTAGAAGTTACAGTACTTGTATTAAATGCTGTACTTGTAGTGTACGTAGTTGTTGTATTTCTTGTCTCAGTAGTGTTTCTACTAGTAGCAAATGTTGTTGTCGTTGTTCTAGTAGTAGATATAGTTGTTGTTCTACTAGTACCTGTTGCTCTGCTAGTATTAAAAGTTGTAGTAGTACTATACAGTGTTACAGTATTACGACTTTCACCAGTATTTCTAGACGTTCCAAAAGTTGTTGTAGTCGAGTACGTAGTAGTTGTATTTCTACTTGTTCCAGTAGATCTAGACGTATTATAAGTAGTAGTAGTATTATAAGCTGTTGTAGTATTAAACGTAGTCGTAGTATTATACGAGGTAGTTGTATTTTTAGATGTAGCTGTATTTCTACTTGTACTTCTAGTAGATACGTAATTAGTTTCTCTGTCTGTATCTCTACTAGTGTTATAAGTTGTAGTTCTACTAGTAGATCCTGTAGACACATATTCTGTCACTCTTAGTGTAGAAAAGACTGTCGTTGTAGACGTAGATGTGGATCTGCTAGTACTTGGCATCGTTAATTATTATTCTTTTATTCTTACTTGTCTTGATATTGGTAAAACTATTCTACCTCCAGTGTTTAAACTAGATTCATAATTATTTAATAAATCTTGTTTATCTTGGTTACTTACTTCACTTTCGTCCCAATAAAGATCATCAATTATTATATCATAATTTTTATTAGGTGTCCATGAATATGCTTCAGCTTTTATTATATTTATATCTTCGTGTAGATAGTTAACATAATCTATAAGCTCTTGATTATTATCAATTACGTCTATTGACGTT